CTTATAGATGCTGGTCTTGTAGTAGTGGCTGCTGCGGGCAATTCAAATGTTGATGCTTGTACTTTCTCTCCCGCCAGTGCGCCCGGCGTAATTGCTGTTGGGGCAATCGATGAATCGGACACTAGAGCATCTTTTTCGAATTGGGGCTCTTGCGTAGATGTTTTTGCGCCGGGGGTTCGAATAAGCTCGGCTAATTCTGCAAACTTTAGCCTTCCAGCGTCCAGAAGTGGGACCTCTGCTGCAAGTCCGTTTGTGGCTGGAGCTATAGCCACCTATGTATCTAGTAACAAAGTTTTAAGCGCTAAAGATGCCCTACCAACTTTGCTTTCTTTGGGAGAGCCCGGGATAGTAAAAAACAGCAGTTTTTCTAATAACTATCTAGTAAATGTAGAAAAGTCTTTTAGCGTAGCTCCTGCCCCCGATCCAGCTCCGATTTCGTCTCCTGTTCCAGAACAAATTCAGCTTCCCGAGGCAGTTAGCGTCGTTCAAGCGGGCTCTGGATCATTCTTTGGGATCCTGAGCTGGAACTCTATTCCAGGTGCGACTTCCTACTTAATCTACAAAACTGGATCTATAAGACCTGGATGGAGACAATTTGCTTCTGTCTCCGTAGGAACAAACAATATGACTATTTCAGACAAACCGGGTGCAGTTGCCGTCTATCGAATAGTGGCGATTGTAAATGGATCTGAGGTAGAGATTGGCACTGTGAAGTATTTTCCTTCTAGATAAGGTACTAAATATAGCAGATTGAACACCTTGATTTTGCTGGATAATGTACATAACGCTACGTGCAATAACGTCATACAAACTTAGACCTAAGATTGTATGAAATTTGGTTGCAGTCAGAATGAATTAGCTGTATACTGAATGTAATCCCCGAGCACGGGATCTAACTAAATAATTAACTCACTAAGGAGCACAAAGTGGTTTCATCGTCATCTGTTGTACAGCGGCTAGTAATTCAATCTGCCGAATCTACCTACTATAAATATCAAGAATTAGTTTTTCAAATGGGCGACGCGGTTCATGTCCCATTTACTGCTGCTGGTCTGGCAGAGGCCCAGGCGGCCATGATCGAGGCTAGAAAAGCTGATCGAATTAACCCTAAAGCTATAGAGACTTCTCACTGGGTGCTTACTACAAGACTGGACTATATGGATTTTGATGTTGATAATACAGACATGGATCCAATTTACTGGTTGCATCCGATCCATGCTTTTTATGAGCACATTAGAAGTTTTGATGAGCCTGGAGAAAAGCTTTTAGGTCTTTACGCTAGGGGCGATACGTCATATCTGCCACTAATTTCTGAGGGCGGGGAGATTTACTTTTTATGTACCAAATTTCATAAAGGCGACTTTTTAGTTACTTTTGCATATTTTCCGGACAGACCGTTTGAGGTAAAAGAAAAATTATACGAACTTTTAAACAATCACGAAACTAGATAGGGAAAATATGGACAACATTAGGGAAATCCACCTACGCGATCAATTTGCTGGTGCCACGGAAGAAAATGCAAATCTATCTAGGCACATAATGGACTCAGCGGCAACTAGGCACATTGAATCCGGCTCTGTTGACGTTTCTAATTTGCTTCTTAGCCCCATATTTTCTAAGTGGAAAATTTTAGACTCTCTTAGATATCCAGGGTCTAAACAGCTTGCTCCTAAACTTTGTCAACACCTAAGTTTTGACTCTGCGACCGTATGGTTTGGGGCCCTGCCCATGCCGGATCGAGCTATGTGCCGTTCTTGCTTTATGAGCGCTATTCTTACCGAAATACCAAAAAACGACAAATCTTGCGATTCTTGTGGTAAATACACGGAAGAATTTCACCTGTTCAATGTTCCAATAGCTAACATAAATGTAACTGGAACTGTGTGTGCAGACTGTTTTAAGTCTGTGACGTAAATTCGGCCTAATATCAGCGTATTAGCTGGGGGCTGTTAGAATTTTAATATGTTTACAAAAGAGTCCGTAAATCGAGCAATCCTTGATACCAGAGTACTTCTTTGGAAAAATGCTTTTCCAAATACGCCAGCTTGGGAGCGGTTTATAGATCACGCCCACGACAAGTACTGGGATGAAAGCTACGATCCGTACTTAAAGTACGACGATAAAGAGTACTCGGTGCGTGGCATAAACATTAGAGAAAATTACTACTTTATGGTTAGGGATGCTGGCACTGACTACTTTCCGGAATCTGAAGAGGTAGTAAAAACCCTAAAGTCTTTTACAGATTCAGATCCGCTATACACAGTCACTTTTGTTAACTTTATAGCCAACGAGATTCCAATTAATATTCACTCGGATCCTAGGCACTCTTTTTATTGGCAGACTAAAGGCAGCTCGACCTGGAAGGTTTGGCACAATATGCCTGATGACGTGGATCTGGATGGGCTAGCCGTAAACTCTGATCCCAACGAAGTTATATTCGTTGAAGAGGGAGATCTTTTATTTGTGCCTCACGGTGTGCTGCACTCCGTGGACACGCCTAGGCCAAGAACCGCCATGTCTTTCACATACAAAGTAGACCTGTCCACTGCTTCATGTTCTTGTCATACTTCAGAAGACTTAGCTAAATTTAATCAGTAACTAATTCTGGGTCTGTGTAATAAAACATATATAAAACATTTACTCGGGTGTTTTCTAAAATTTCTTGCACTCCGTGGCGAGTAGAGTGCCCGTTAAATAGAACGATGGTTCCTTGGCGGGGTTTAAAAGAGATTAGGTCTCCTTCGTAGAAGGTAAAATTGCCACCGTCATAGTCATCATTTAGGAAAAGGCCGCAAACAAAAGTCTTCTTGTTGGGATCGTGAGCATGCTCTGCACTGTAAGAAAAGTCCATGTGCGAGTCGAGATATGCGCCTTTATCCATGATGTTTCCGAAAGCTCTATCTAATATAAAACTTTCGTCTAGGTCATAGTGCTTTTTGAAGAAGTTATAGGCATAAAGCCCTACCTGTCTTAAAGTGTCGTTGGCATCCCAGGGGAATCCTTTGTCTCTCGTCAACATCTCGAAACTGTCGATCCCGTAAGTTCTGTAGTTGTCGCGAGGGTCCGGACCGCACCTTGACAGAATTTCCTCTTTAAGTGTTTCGGCTTCTTCTTTAGTTATAAAGCCCTCTATGACAGTTACAAGTTGCTCGTTAATGTTGGGCACTTTGCTCCTCCTGGAGTCGGTTATTTGGAATGTAGTCCCTAAAGAAAAAAATGAAATTTATACGACGACCGCTAGTTATTGGTCTGACACCGTGTAGGTTTTCAGCGTTTCCCCTAAACATAATGACGTCCCCTGCTTCTAGCTTGACTTGAAGGTTGTGGTGCTCAAAGTACAGCTCCCCGCCTTCGTAATCACTATTAAGCATCAAAATTCCTGAATAGTGCTTTTCAACTTCTGGTTTGTCTGGATAGTAGTCTCCATCGTCGTCGTGTGCTGGATTTTCGGTGCCTGTTTCCATAATGTTTCCAAAAAAGCGTTTCATATCAAAAGTGTGCTCAATCTCATAGTTATCGAGGAAATAGTTTTGAGCCTTAGTAAAAACTTTTTTAATGGGGTCTAGAAAGGGAATCTCTTCGTTGTGCCATTGATCATGTTCTACAGAAATAAGCCTGTAGCCCGGACGAAACTTATCGCTAGTTGCATATTTGTCAATCCACTTAACATATGCTTCGCACTGCTCTGGAGTCAAAGCATTTTTGACTAAATGGTAGGGCAAGGCTTTTTCGGTCATATTTGATATTCTATCAGCCGATTAGTGAATTAGATTTATCAATTAAACTAATGGGATGACCCAAAAATACATTTTGGTACGAGAATTCTTGTCTAAAGAAGAGGCTAAATCTTTAGAGCTATATGCTAAAAAGGCTTTAATTTTAGCGTCTTTTGTGGATGGAATTGGCTCCTACCCACTGGGGAATAGGCCAGACAGTTGGTCTGATGGGGGCTATATTGAAAAAATCTTTAGAGTTTCCCTTAATTATTTTGATAAAAATAGATCGGGGGGAGTTTTGGAGTCGGTTAAATTCTTTTTTAGAGAATTAGTCACCGGCTCTAAAATTATGCCAACCGTAGAACGCGACACCAGTAGGGATGCCCAGGTCCATAAGATTGACAGAAAAATTGCAATACTTGGACTAAATGACGATTATGAAGGTGGAACTACTACTTTTACTAACACCGGAGACACCATTAAATTGGGGGCAGGCGACTTGCTTATGTATGGAGTAGATGAATCTAATGAGGTGGGAGTATCTGAAGTAATTTCTGGAAATAAATTAGAGCTTGTACTTTGGTATTCAGAAATACACTTAAAAACTAGATTTGATGAGTTCTACATGCCGCCTATGGAAGATGATTCGGATAGATTTTAATGGACGCCCCTACTGGTAAAGCACTTTTATACGCTCGTGTGTCAACGCAGATGCAGGTTGATGACGGTGTGTCACTAGGAGCGCAGGAACGCCAACTAATCCAAGCTGCGCAAATGTATGGCTTTACTGAGTGGGAAGTAATGCTGGAAGAGGGCCGCTCCGGCAAGAATGTTTCGGGCCGACCAAAGTTAATAGACGCCCTCCATCAGTTAGACGAAGAAAAAGCGGGAGCGCTGATTGTAACCAGGATTGATAGGTTGGCTAGGTCAACCAAGGACTTCCTGGACATTGTGGATCGAGCTGGTCGTAATGGTTGGCGTCTGATCATGCTGGACCTGAATCTTGATACATCTACATATCAGGGTCGGTTTGTAGTCACGATTATGTCGGCACTGGCTGAGATGGAGCGAGGCATAATTGCCGAGCGAGCCAAGGACATTCACAAGGACCGACGGGAGCAAGGGGTGGTTTGGGGTAAGGACATTGGCCCTAAGCAAATAATTTCGCCGGCAGTGGCGGAACAAATAAAAATTAAAAGAAGTCTTGGTCACTCATATCAATCAATTGCAGATAGTTTAAACCAACAGGGAATTCCTTCCGCCCGTGGGGGCAGCTGGTACGCTTCGAGTGTTAAAAACATAGTAGACGCCACTATTGTCGAGGCACCTACAAATGAAGCCTAGGAACTTTAACACTATTGATATTGACTTAGAGCGTGAAGTTGTAAGAAAGTCTTCCACTAAAATAGACAAGCTTGAAGGCGAGATTCTATTCTACGTTAACTCTCCTGATCAAATTAAAAAGCTCATGCCTAGGCTTTACAGATATTCAGAAAACTTTTCTTGGTATGAAATGGAATATCTAGACCTCCTACCTTTAACTGAACTAGTAAACAGTAAAGAACTTTCAGCTAAGGATTGGGCGCAGATCTTTTTTTCAATAAATGAAGTTTATTGTAAGTTTAATGAAACTGGGCAGAAGACTGACTATGCCACTCTTTATAGGTTATTTATTAAAAAAGCACTTGATCGAATATACGAAATAGAAAATAAAGAACTTAAGAACATATTCTTTGAGGGATGCATATTAAATGGCAAAAAGCACAGAAGTTTGGGTAGCTTATTAATTGAAAACTCTGGCGTATTATTTAAGACGCCCCCGGAAATAGCCGTGCTTCATGGTGATTTCTGCTTCTCGAACATTATGATTAGTAAAGATTTGCAAACCATAAAACTTATTGACCCTCGGGGTGGATTTGATGGGCCATCAATTTACGGCCCGAGGGCATACGATATTGCCAAACTTTGTCAGAGCTCCTACAGCTGGTATGACAAAATTATTGAGGGCTACTATGAGCTGACTAGGTCTGATAGTGGGTACGGGCTTCGTGTGATCGGGCATGACTGGTCAACTCGCTCCCAGAGTGCTTTTAATCAAATGCTAGAAACCTTTGGTTTGACTAAATATGACGCCAAAAGACTGGCCGGGCTTATGATTGCCGGAACCCCTGCCCTACACTTAGACGACCAAAATAGGGCTGTGGCATTTGCCCTAAATGCCGTACTACTACTATCCGGCTAAATCAGATAACATAGAGCCATGTCTGTCCCCAAAAAAGTCCGCATAGGCGCCCAGGTTTTTCACATTGAGGAACGCAACGTCAAAAAAGACGGAACCCTCAATGACAACTCTTATGGCTACACGCTAGACCAGGGCAACTTGATAGTACTGGACGCCAATATTGCATTCACTAAAAAACAACAGACGCTGCTCCACGAAATCATTCACGCCATTGGGATGGTTTATGGCAGCGGCCAAAAGACGCCCGACGGTAAAGATCCTTATGATGTGTGGGAACACCACTTTATTGGTATTTGGGAAGCACCTATGCTATCGTTTATTAAAGACAATCCTGAGGTTGTCGAGTGGTTGCGACTAGAAGAGGAACCTAGTGGGGAGAAAAAACAAGGCGTCAGAGCCTCTAATACCTCGGCCAAACGCTGAGTGGGAATATAAAACTGAAATCCAGGTCCATGGCCGCAACATTACTCCTGGAACCGAATTAAAAATCATCGGGGAGCGTGGGCGCTACCGATTTATTAGATTTGTTAAAAACACTAACGGTGCAGAATGGATTGATGTCTGGGGCGGCCCCAAGGGAGCCGAACAGTGGCGAAGCTTTAAGCTTGATCGAATTAAGCGGGTGCACTACAAAAATCAAACTGTTGGGAACCTTGCTGCAGAGCACAAAGCAAAGATGAAGGCTAAAAAGGCTGAGCTAGAAGATGCCGAGGATTAAACAAAAAGACTGCGTAACTTGCGTCCCAACTAAAGACACTTGCTTGGTTATCTCAACGGATGTCTATTTTGTTGACTACGCCAAGACGCTATTAAAGAGCGTGAGCGCCAACTATAGCGGAGCTAACAAGCTAAAGGTCTTTGTCTTGTCTCCAGAAGACATTCACTACAGGGCTGCTGACTTTGTTTTCCCCAATCTAGACGTTGAGTTTACCTATCCCGAGAATGTTCGCCCGCACGAGGAAAGCGGCTTTGTGGGCAAGATGTATAAAAATAAGCAATACACCGGAACATCTCTATATCGATACTTTGTCGGCAGCGTGTGCGTGGATTATCGAAAAGCCGTTTACATAGACGTTGACTGCATAATTGCCAGAGATATCCAGCCGCTGCTTGATTACAAGTTAGGAGACGCCCCTATTGCTGCGTTCCCTGAGATCCAACTAAGCTTTCCAGAAAACGAGACATTTAGGGATACGTCAATCTTCAATAGCGGGGTCATGGTGATTAACCTGGACTATTTCAGGGAAAACAACATAGAAGACGTTTTGATGGATGTTTCTATGAACTTTGATGATTGGCTTGGGTACGCAGACCAGGATGTCTTTAATGTTGTCTTTAAAAATAACTGGTCAGCGCTGAGCATTAATTTTAACTATTTAGCTAATATTTATAAATCTCTTCCGGTATTAGACCCTGTGGTTGTACACTTTGCTGGTAAGAGCAAACCATGGCTGTCAGGAACTCAGGACAGCAAATGGAAGCAGTTGTGGAGAATGTATCATGAGCGATAAGCCGCACTACAACGTAGTGATCGCTACGCCTGGTAAAGAGCTGCACCAGGGGTATGTAACTAGCCTTGTCGAAACTTTGCGCTGGCTAGGCGAGCAGGGACTGACTTACAAGTGGCTAAACAAGTCTGGGTCGTTGATATCTACAACCAGAGAGTTGACTGCGCTGGACGCCTACAATCCAAACTGGGAAACGCGAGAGCTTGGCAGCGGGCAGTTTACCTATGACAAAGTCATCTGGATTGATTCTGACATCAGCTGGGGCATCGAGCAGTTCAAAGCACTGTGGGAGCACGAGCTAGACATTGTCGGTGGCATGTACCAAACTGCACCAGATGGACGCGTGGCAGTTGCAATGTTTGACGGGATTGGTCAGCCAACCGTTGTGCGAGAGCAAGACTTCATTTTGATAGACGCCCCTATTGTTGAAGTATTCGGCGTCGGATTCGGCTTTGTGGCAATGAAGAGTGGTGTGTTTGAGAGGTGTGACAGGCCGTGGTTCTTGATGGAGAGAATTAGGTGGGCGCACTTGGATTTTGATTTGAACATTGGTGAGGACTATTCGTTCTGCATGAATGCAAGGCGTAATGGGTTTACTATTTACTTGGACACCAGAATTAAAGTGAAGCACCACAAGGAGATTATCTATGAGCTTAGGTAGAAGCGTTACCGTGATAACTCCTACAACCGGCGCACCAGAATTAGTAGACGCCCTTATTAGTGTAGAAAACCAAGACTACGATGGGCCAATCGATCACTTAGTAGTTGTCGATGGTCAGGAGTTTTTGCCTAAGGTTATTGAAATGGTTGAAAGGTCTGGAACGAATCCAACTGTTATGGTGCTCCCATACAACACTGGAGCCAATGGTTGGAATGGACATAGGGTTTACTCGGCTGTACCTGCGCTTGTAAATAGCGAATACATTGCTTTTTTAGATCAAGACAACTGGTATGAAGTAAATCATATTTCAAGTCTGGCTGCCAAACTTGACAATAATGAAAATCTAGAACTAGCTTTTTCATTGAGATCTATCTACGAAAAAGATAGGACCTACGTAACAGATGATAATTGTGAGTCGCTAGGTCTTTGGCCTATTTGGAACTCAGGGGGGACCGGATTTTTAATTGACACGAGCTGCTTTTTCTTTAGAACGGCTTTTATAAGAAGAACCGGAAGAAAGTGGCTGCACCCCTACAATGCTGACGCCGTGTATTCAATGTCATTAAAAACAGCATTTTCTGGCAAATACGAAACAACTGGGCTGTACACCTTAGGCTACAGACTAGGTGGGGGACCTAAATCCGTGAAAAAAGAATTTTTCTTAATTGGCAATATTTACTACATGGATATGTATCCGGGCGGTAACTATCCTTGGAAAAATTTTACTGGCAAATAAGATAGCGTGAATATATGAAAAACAGTGTAACTTTTTATTGTAAAGATGCTTCAGAAAAATTTCTTGAGGAGTCTTCTGTAGATTTATTTATTGGCCATCCGCCCTACTATATGACTGAATTAGAGCTAAATGGTGGTGATCCAACCAAGCAAATGCAGAATGCCGAAAGCCTAGATCAATATCTAGAAAGACTGCTGCTTTCTTTTCTTCACATGGAAGCTGCTTTAAAAGAAGACGGCCATATGTTTATTGCTCTTGAGAATACCAGGCTGGGCCTTGGGATTTTGCCAAAAATATTTGATAAAACTAAACTACAACTCCAAAGCATAAGACTATGGGACTACTCATCTAAATTTGATATGGGCGGCAACTCTACTGTTTTATTTGCACACTTTACCAAAAAACCTTGGAGCGCGGGGGATCGCCCGCAGGGACCATTTGTTCTTACTAACTCGTGGTCAGAGGCTACCGAAGAACTTAAGGATTATCACACAAACTATTCAACAGTCGGGGCTGCGCCGGAAGGTGTATATCGAGAAATGATAAAAAACTACTCCGAACCGGGAGATGTTGTTGCAGACATTTTTGCTGGATGTGGGACTGTCGGGGTGGTTGCTTTGCAGTTGGGTAGGAAGTTTGTCTATAATGATGTTTCTGAAGATAAGCTGCTTATTTCCCAAGTAAGAATTAAAGACTTGCAAGATGGTAAGTAAGAAAAGATCTTGGGCTAAGTCGCTGACTTGGCGGGTTGTGGCTATCGTGAGTACTTTTGGAATTGGGTACTTTTTAACTGGCAGCTTGACATTTGCCGCATCTTTGACTTTAATATCTAATGTGATCAACTTTGTGCTGTACTACCTCCACGAGCGGATGTGGCTAAACATCCAGTGGGGAAAAGATTGAAATGGCTAAAGACAAAAAAGTAAACGCCCCTATTGTTGAAGAAAACGAAGAGCGAACAGCGATGTTTGGGTGGTGCAGCACTGGACATCATGATACGTGTGTAGTTAGGATTCCTAGGTACAAGTGTGCTTGCAAGTGTCATGGAGGCGAAGATGGATGAGTTTGAGCGTGGAGTTCAGGCTGAGCGCAAACGAATCATGGAGGCGCTGCACCGATACAAAGCTGAAGGACTAGAAATAGTACAAGTGGCGTCCCAACCGGGGATCAATACAAGAGCAGTAAGAAGATTTGATACGGCTGAATTAATTGAAAGACTTTGGAAAGAACGTGATTTAAATGAACAAGAATAAATGGGCATCAGTAATGATGGTTGATGGCATGGTGTTTGAGGGCATGATTGCAGAGGAAACGTCCTGGGGACTGTATCTGCATATAGGTGGCAACTCTGATCGGCTGTCGCTTTTTCCTTGGCACGCTATCGGTAGAGTCGTATATAAGCTAGACCTGTAAAATTTTACTATGCCGATCACAATAGTTGAACAATTTATTAGTGAAGAAGATTGCAAAAGATATCTTAGCTTTTTAGAGCCTAAGGCCACACTGAGTGAACGTACTCAAATTATGAATGCTTTAGGCTATCCGTCCTCGCTAGTTGCTTCTAAAATTGGCAAAGATACCGGTGTAATACCTGGGGAACAAAATGAAATCAACTTTGAAATAGGCGAACTATTCGAAAAAATAAAAGCTAAAGCCGAAGATGTTTTTGGGGAAGAGCTTGATTTATGTAATGCAAACTATCAAATGCTACCTAAAGGTAGTTCAAATCCTATGCACTCAGATACCACGAAAGATGACGGCAGCCCTCTCGCTAAAGACGGATCCCCCGAGGAAGTCGAGTGGAGCGGTCTTTTGTATCTGAATACCAATGGTAAAGACTTTGAGGGGGGAACTCTCTACTTTGAAAAGCAAGACTTAGAGTATTTCCCTAAAGCCGGAGACTTAGTGATTTTCCGTGGTGACATGGAGCACAGGCACGAAGTTCGAACAGTGTTGGAAGGCGAAAGAAAAAACCTAGTATTCTTCTGGGCAAAGCGTGGCAATGTGTCAGATGGTAATAGGTTTGACGTAGATTATACTTAGTGGCATGACTGTACTAGTTAAAGAACGCTACATAAGTGAAGAAGACTGTAAAAAATATATAGAGTTTTTAGATCTTCACAGCTACCCCGGGCAGGGCAAAATTATAAATGCTTTGGGGTATGAGTCCTCTTTAGCTGCGTCAAAAATAAATGAAGAGACTGGAGTCATACCTGGAGACTACGATCCAGTAAACAAAAATTTGGGGGCTTTGTTTGAGCAAACAAAAAAGTATGCAGAAGAAGTTTTTGGATGCGAGCTAGATCTTTGTCAAGCAAACTATCAAAATCTTTTGACGGGTGCTTTTAATCCATTACATGCAGATGCAACTAGATTAGATGGCACCCCCATTCACGACAATGAAATTCCTCAAGAGCTGGAGTGGAGTGGCCTTATTTATTTAAATACTCAAGGGCAAGACTTTGAGGGTGGAGATATATATTTTCCAGAACTAAATTTTGTTTATTCCCCTCGGGCCGGGGATTTGTTGCTATTTAAAGGAGACGTCGAACATCAGCATGGAGTTCACGAAGTGACAGCTGGAAATAGAAAAAACATTGTTTTATTTTGGGCAAATAAAGGAAATGTCTCGGGATTTAATTTCTTTGACGTTAATGATAAAAATTAATTATGATTTTAAGTGCTTGTATATTTGGGTATGGTCCTATAGGTAAAGCTGTAGTAGACAAATTTACTTGTCTACCTGGCTACGGGAAAGACATAAGAATACACATAGTCTATGTAAAAAAGTTAAAAGACTTTCCAGAAGCTCAATTAAATAACCAAAACTTTTGGAAAATAAACAATAAATATTTCAATAATGAAAAATTAAGCATAACTATTGGTGACGACCACGAGTGGTTAAATTCAAGTGGATATATGGGGCACGATGTTATTTTTGATTGTTCGGAGAAAGACGATGACTTTTCGCAAGAAATTAACGATCAACTTAATTTAAATAATAATTTTGTTTTATATAAATGTTCAAGCTTAGACTCTGTTGATGAGTTTATGGAGCCAATTTTAGATAGAATAACTAAACTCAGAAAATTAAAATTTAATGAAAAAATTAAAGAACAAATAGACAGTTCGGTGTTTAGTGAAAAAAGTAACTACAAATTAACTTTGAATGCAAGAAAAACTTTTTATTCTGAGACAGAATACAACTCAAAAAAAATTATTGAAGATGATCCAAAAAGAATATATGAAAATAATTCGAACGGGTTTAGATCAAAAAAAGAATTAGAAAAAACCCCCCTATTATTTGCTGGCTGCTCGGTAACATACGGAGTGGGAGTCTCTATAGAAAACATTTGGGCGACTCAGGTGGCCAAACTTTTAAATTTAGATCATACAAATATAGGTAAGTCTGGTGCTTCTACTGGTCAAATAGTAAATTCTATTTTTAAATATGTAGAAACATATGGGAACCCGGAGTATCTTTTTTGTCTTTTCCCTGACTATAAAAGATTTTATGTGCCGGTAGATGGTGTGTTTTATGCAGAAAAATTAAATAACAAAAATAAAGTTCCTACAAATATAGAAAAAGAAAGTAGTGAATCGAATAAAAAATTTTTTCAAACTGTATATTTGGGAGTAGAAAAAGAAAAAAATAATAAATTAATTAAACTTCCATATGACTATAGAAAAGTTTTTTCCGATGATTTAGCAATATATGACGCAATGAAAAGCATTAGATATTTAGAGCAATACTGTAGGGCAGCGGACATAAAATTATTTTGGGCCACTTGGGATCCTGTATTTAACGGATTAGTTATAGACTCTCAGCTTGAGCCAGACACAAGATTTGAGAAATTTTTTAATTTATACGATCACAATTTTGACTATTCCAGAATTAAGCTATCAGAAAATAGTATTAAAGAAATATTTTTTGACAACTATGCTGATTTTGAGCTGTGCTTATCTAGTCACATTAATCCGGGGGTTGAATGCACCTGCGGAACTTTGTGCCATGCAGAAATTAAAAAAGAATTTCCTGATGAATATTTTGCAGGTACCGACTCTGCTCTTGGCCACCCCCACTTTGGGGCTCACTGGCACAGGCATGCTGCCGAAAGTTTTTATAACGAATTTACTAGAGCAAAATCCCGGTAAACCTGTGCTAGGCTGTGGGCATGGCACTAAATGACTTTGAGTATGTAGAAGATCCCTTGAAGGAGCCTTCGGGCTTTAGGGGGGCTTCGTTTTCCACCTTTGGGGAGGGGGATATGGAAATCTTTGAAGTCAGCATTGCCAAGGCCATCCTTAAGAAGCAAGAGGCGCTTAATGCGATAGACGCCCTTACTGATGCAGCTGGAGAATCCTGGTATGAACTGGGAGAGAAGATGGCTGAAAAAAGATTTTTAGGAATACTTGACAAGTTTGAGGAGAACCTGCTAGATTCTGAGGAGGACGCCAAAATGACGATCCACCTAATAAGGAAAATGGTAGAGACTGATGGACAAGAAGAATAAATATTCCACTGATCAGCTAGCTGAGATCTTTGCAAAGATCGAGGTAGCAAAGATGCTAACCGACATGGGCGGAAAGCTAGCAAAAGAAGCAGCCAACGATTTAGCTTTTTTCAAAATCACCAATGAGATTCCTGACAGGGACGAAAAATAATGGACGCCCTTATGCGGGAACTATTCGGATCTGCCTGGGCCTACTATGTTGCTTTTGCAATTTTAGGTATTTGGTTTGCGATTGAAAGATGGGGAAAGAGGAAGTAATGATTAAGTATTTATGGAAAAAGATCGATTGGACCGTAGTTCAAGTTGTGATATTAGTTGGAATGCTGCCAGTGATGTTGGTTATTGGTGCATTGTTCTATCAACTATTTAGCGCAAAATATAGATAAAATAAATTTATGTTTCGCATAAATTTTAGACATTACCCCCCAAGTCGATTTGCAGTAGAGAAGCATTACGGGATATGCTTTGAGTGGCACCCTAAAAGAAAAGGCGTAGACTTCTTTTGGGGTAGGCACGTATATACGTTTTGGGTAGGAAGAAGTTACTAATAAATGAGTGAAAAAATTTTGCACTGGTGCGAGGTGTGCGACACCGAAGCTGAGCTGACATCTGAGGAGGGGTTCAGTCGGGGCTGGGACTTCCCGCCGAGGATGGGTGCTTGGGGAATTGTGTCTCCCCGCACTTGCCCAAAATGTTTTATAGATAAAACTGCTTGGTTTGCATTAGCCAGTAAAGAGACGTTGACTGAAAGACACCTGCTAACAATTGAAAGAATTAGGGGAGAGCTGTAATGAAGCGTCACGAATCTTTTAATGAACTTGAAGAGGCCATAAAAATTGGTGAATACAGAAAGCGTCAGCACAATAAAAAGAAAGCAAAAGTGAATAAGGAAGATTGGCAGTGCGGCGACTGCGGGACTGTCTACAGTTATAAAGTGCAAAGTTGCACCAGCCCTGAGCTAGATCGATGGGCTCTTAGAAAGTTTCAAGAGGGCTACGAGTACGGGGTATCTGTAGCTGAAAAAGAAGTTGGCAGACTAAAGGATGCAATACAGACTGTTGAAGACTTTGGTTTTGAAGTAGTGTTTAGTAGGAGATAAACGTGAATCCAGAAGATATTTCAAAGATGATAGACGCCGTCACTCAGTATGGTGAGATTATGGGCGGTATGAGAAATCAGCTTATAGCCCAGGGGTTTAGCGAGGAAATGGCCGAGCAGTTAGTGTTGGAAGTTATTAGAAAGGCAACCGCATGAGTTTTGAGAGATTTGGCAGCTCGGATGTTTACATCTACGAGCACGTGGGTGGATTTATTGAGTGCTGTGGTTGCTCTTTGGCACTACCTGATGGGGACGAGATTTTTGGGTTTACCTCTCTAAAAACTCCCCGGGAAGCTTTGTCACACTTAGATTTGCATGAAGAAATCGGGGATGATATCGGAGGAGCTCGCCGGAGGATTGAGAAAGAGTACGAAGATTTAGACGCCCCTATTGAACCTTACGTTGAAGATCCTGAAGTGGCCAAAAAGCGAAGGGCTAGAATGAGGGAGTTATTTCCAAATAGCCGGTTTAGGGATGTCAGTAACGGAGAATAAATGCCAATAATGACAAGAGAAGGCCATTGCGAGTTTGATGGCTGCGAGAAACAGATTAAAGCAAAGCGGCTTTGTCAGTATCACTATCACAAGGCTTTGTATCCAAGGAACTGCGATAGGCCTAATGTCATTCTAAAAAAGAAAAAGGTAGATACTCTTAACGGAGCAGAACTCTGGGCGTTAATTGAAGCAGACCTAAAAAGCGGAAAGTTAAAACTAAATAGGTAACCACTGTGACTACTTGGATCGTTTACACTAAAAAAGAGAATTCTCCTCTCTGGAAGAGCGACAACAAAAACGACTTGGATATAATAGTTCGGAAATTGCCAGATGCTATTAGCACTAAGCTTTATGTGGCAGAAGCTAAAAAACAGGAGAAAAAATGAAACTATTAGTTAACCACTGCTCGCACGGGTTTACTTTGTCTGAGCGTCAGAAGACTCTTTTCCCGGAGCTGCAGACTGTTCCATACATGAAGGTGTCAGACGTAAACCGAGCTGACGAGCGTCTTATTGCTTCGTTTGAGGCTGGAGACAACCGTGGCGATGGCGGATCAACTCTAGCTATCGTAGAGATTCCAGACGGCGCTCGCTTTAGAATCATCTCTCGAGATGGATATGAAGAAGTTGTTTGGACTATGGGAGAGCTTCACAGCGCATAATGTCCGCTAAATATCTTGGCAAAAATTCCTGGGTAGATGACTACAATCATGTAATTGTAAACGTCCATGCAAGTAATAAGTGCAAGAATGACTACTGCACTCTCCATAACCCCTCTGATCATCATATGTTAGGATTTCCTCAGAGGTGGAGGCAAGATCGCCATATTATGGAAAGAATGTGCCCTCACGGTGTTGGACATCCGGACCCAGACGATATTGCTTTAAATACTGTTCATGGGTGCGACGGGTGCTGCGTTAAGGAGATATTTAATGGCTAAGTTTGAAGGAACCCCAGAGGAAATGGCTGCATTTGAAAAAGGTGTAGCCACTGAGCGGGAACGAATTCTAAAGATTTTAAGAAAGTTTCACCAGACTTTTGGGTCAGGGGATATTGCTGAATCGACAACAATGATGGAAACCAAGTACATGTACAACTTCATCATTGACGCCAGACCAGTTAAATAGCTTGAGTTAGTAGCCAAAATGAAAATTCTTGGCATAAATGAGACAACGCACGATGCTGCAGTTTGTCTTATTGAAAATGGCGAAGTTCTATTTGCTGGTCATGCCGAGCGTTACAGCAAAGAAAAGAACGACTGGTTCACTAACGATGCTCTTATAGCAGATGCCCTTACTTATGGGACCCCCGACAAGATTGCCTACTACGAGGACTACTGGCTAAAGAAGCTAAGGATTGCTAGGCATGGTGGGTTGGGGGGAGGAAAACCATACTTTAAGTCGAGCCGATTGCTTAGGGGAATTCCAGTAAAAGATTTTAAGCACCACCAGTCTCATGCTGCTGCTGGGTATTACACGTCCAACATGGCAGACGCCCTTATTGTCGTGCTAGACGCCATCGGAGAATTCCAGACTTCCACTGTGTGGGTGGGGGAGGGCGACAAGATTAACCTAGTCTGGGAGCAAAAATATCCAGTTAGCTTCGGTCTTTTTTACTCTGCTTTCACCAAACTAATTGGTCTTAAGCCAAATGAAGAAGAGTACATCATGATGGGTATGGCAGCCTATGGTGATGCCAATAGATATTATGAAAAAGTCAGACAATATTTTCCAGTCTTTGATCGTCAAAAATATAACTTCCACTCTGGCATTATTGACTGGAAAGAGCCGGTAGAAGGTCAGGCTAGATTTGATTTAGCAGCTGCAGTACAAAAAGTATTTGAGGATCGTCTCATGGAATTCATGGGGTTTGCAAAAAGTATTACTAGAAAAAAGAATCTAGTCTTTATGGGCGGCTGTGCTTTGAATAGCAAAGCTAACACCCTGCTGCGGAACATATTTAAAAATGTTTGGATCATGCCTAATCCAGGGGACGCTGGGTCGGCTTTAGGGGCTGCTGCAGCTTTGTATGGCAAGCATTTGAATTGGCAGGGGCCGTACTTAGGTCATGGGGTTGGGGGAGACTATCCAGTAGAGAAAATACTAAACGCCCTTATTGTCGACAAGATAGCGCCAGTAGCATCTGGTAGAGCTGAGTATGGTCCGAGGGCATTGGGAAACCGAAGTATCTTGGCGGATCCGAGAGATCCTGATATTAAAGACAAGGTAAACCTAATCAAGAAGCGGGAGTTGTTTAGACCGTTTGCTCCGGTGGTTATGGAGGAACATGCTAGCGAGTGGTTTGACATGAACTACACTTCGCCTTACATGCAGTACACGCCTAGATGTCTTAAGCCAGAGTTAATTCCTAGTGTGGTCCACGCCGACGGAACTGCCAGGGTCCAGACTGTAACTGCCCGGCAGCATCCCGGTCTATATCAGGTATTACAGAAGTGGTATAGCCTTACCGGTGTACCAGTGCTATTAAACACTAGTTTGAATATTAAAGGGCAGCCTATAATAAACGACGCTAGTGATGTGAAAGAATGGACCAAATATTATGGCAGGGAGATCATAAGCTAATGATTATTCTTTACTACCTCGAGAAGGCGTATAAGAAAGTAAAAAACTTTATATTTCCAAAGAAAAACAACGATAAAGACAGGTTTATATACTGATGTCGTATTTTGACAAATTTGATCGGGAGATTGTTTTGGACCTAGATGAAGCAACGAAGCTTGCAGTAAAGGTTGTGATGAAGGAGGGGGAGCTACAATTTAGGGAACTTTTGATAGACGTTCTTAAGAAAGAAATAGCAGACGCTCGGGGGGCCCTTAAAGTTGAGCCAAATCTTGAGTGGGAAGATGGCCTCGAATACTGCATCCATCTGCTCAAAAACATGGATTCAGACGCTAGCTAGAATAGTTAAAAAGACTTAGGAGAATTTATGTGCGGTGGAAACTGCGGTTGTGGCAGCTCTTTTGACGAAGAGGGCCTATTTGAAAAACCAGCTAAGCCTAGGGTTAATCCGGCTACGTTAGAAGAGGACAGCAAAGCTTCTTTCAATACTGGGTACGCCGAAGGATTTAGACACGCCAGGGAAGTTTTCTGGGAGGAGTTCCAGATCAAAGCTAGCGACGCAAAGATGGTTGCAAAGTATTTGGCTGAGGAAGATCCTGGTGCCCTAGAAGTTGACGGCTTAAGAATTGTTGCTGCTACCTATCTTCATGCTTCAGACGTAATTATTAGGGACCGCAGAGAATACCCTGGCTACATCGAAAAAGACGAAAAGCTTTTTTAGTAGACGCCCACGTGGGTAAGTATTAGTGTGTAGATATGGAAGACTCCGAAAAAAGATTTCTTTATAGGTTTGAGCATTACGAGCCGCTGGATGGAGAAGTTTATGTTGAATGGCTTTGGCTGAAGCGGGATGAAATTATTCCATATGCGGCTGAGGGCGAGACTTCTTTTAGAATAGCCACCAAAGACGAAGAAGATCTTT